AGGCTTTATAATGGCAACTCATGCAAAACTATCGGCGTCTGGCTCATCTACTTGGTTGAATTGTCCAGCGTCTATTAAAGCAACCGCAAATGTTGAAAACAAATCTTCTGCATATGCACAAGAAGGTACATTTGCCCATGCAATGTCTGAGCTATGTTTAAACACAGGTAACAATGCGTCATATTATTTAACTAACGCAATTCCAAGAACGGTATATGACGAAACTTCAAATGACTTTATTTATGATTTAGAAATGGCTGATAATGTGCAAATCTATCTTGACTTTGTACGTAGTTTCAATCTTCCATTTAAAGTTGAGGTACGTTGTGATTATTCGCAATGGGTACCAGAAGGTTTCGGCACATCGGATTGCTTAGCTTTTGACAACACAACCAACACGTTACATGTTATCGATTTGAAATACGGTAAAGGCGTTAAAGTATACTCAACTAATAACACTCAAGCTCAGTTATACGCATTAGGATCATTGAGCCAATACCAACAAACCCCGAATGAAATTCATATTCATATTGTGCAACCTAGGCTCGATCATATTGATACCACTGTTATTACTTACGATGAGTTAATGACGTTTGCAGATTACGCAACTAAACAAGCACAACTTGCATTATCTGATAATCCTCCTTTTAATCCTAGCGAAAAAGCTTGTAAATGGTGTAACGCAAAATCAACATGTAAAGCATTAGCTAAGTATTCATCTGATACAGTACTTACTCAGTTTGATGTCATAGATGAGCCAGAAATGCCTGTTATCAATACTTTAAGTCATGAGCAAATGAAACGTATTCTAGATAATAAAAGTTTGATAGAATACTTTCTAAAAGCTGTAGAATCGCATGCCTTTGATATACTGACCTCTGGTAAAGAATTTGAAGGTTATAAGCTTGTACAAGGTCGATCAGTTAGTAAATGGTTAGATGATGCAGAATCAACACTATTATCGTATATCGATGAAAATAAGCTTTATAAGAAGTCTTTAATTACTATTACAGAAGCTAAAAAACTAATATCTAAAGACTTAATAACTGAATTAACATATAAACCAGAAGGAAAACCAACACTAGCGAAATCATGTGATAAACGTAAATCTATTGATATGTTAAACTTTTTTTAAAAATAATGAAAATAACTGTTTACTTTCACAAATAAACAGTTATAATAACCACATCAACTTAGAACTCTCCTCGTGTTTATCACTCTAAGTTGATAAAAACAAAACAAAACAACTAAAAGGATAAAATAAAATGAGTCAATTAATGTTAAAAAATGTACGTCTTAGCTTCCCCTCACTTTTCAAGCGTTCAGTGTTTCAAGGGCAAGAAGGTAAATTTGAAGCAACTTTCTTAATTTCAAAAGAAGATAAAGAAACATTGGCAACAATTAATAAAGCGATCGATGCTTTAATCGCAGAACATAAAATCAATAAAGCTGCAATTCCAGCTGATAAAATGTGTTTACGTGACGGTGATTTAGCATTTAATAAAGACGGTGAGCCATTAGATGGTTACCCTGGTCACTTCTCGTTTAAAGCGTCAAGTAATCAATCAATTCAAATTGTTGATAGAAATAAGATGCCAATCACTGAAGAAGATAACAAGATTTATGCTGGTTGTTATGTAAATGCAATCGTTGGTATCTGGTACCAAAACAATGCTTACGGTCGTAGAATTAACGGCAATCTTTATGCAGTTCAATTTGTTAAAGATGGTGAGTCATTCGGAGCATCTCCAACAAATGTAGCAGGCATGTTTGATACATTAGATTCAGAAGCTGAACTAGATTTTTAAGGATAATACTACTCCCTCAGCAATGAGGGATTTGAAAGGATACAAATAAAATGAAACACATAAAAGATTTTTTCAAAAAATTAGAAATTAAATTAAGTTACGGTTCATTTTGCGCGGCAGTACGACGGTTGGGCTCACCACAACTTGCACTAGCACATTACCAAAATCCAGTTGTTCAACAAAAAGTCTCAAATAAACAAAATCATCAATCTTTCGATAAGTACCAACGACTTGCTAGAGAAAATGGTTTGCAAACAAACTACATCAGCTATTGGGCAAATAAACTAGAAACAACTAAAGATATTATAGCTGATGAGATTCGAAACGGTGACTTTGACCAACCATATAAAGACGCTTATCTATATAAGACGCACGAAGAAAAGTTATATATTGCTAAAACTAAACAACCAACATTTTTAAGGTTTAAATTCAAATGAAAGCACAAGCAACATGGGATATTGAGATTTTTAAAAACTACCTATTGATTGCTTTGAAAAATCCAACTTCCAATAAAGTGCTTAGTTTTGAAGTTAAAGGCGCTGATAACTCATTAACTATATATTTACATCAAGAGAAGTATTTGGTTTTAACTCAAACTCTTTCGATATACCAGTTCTTCTTTTAGCATTATCTCAAGCTACAGTTTCTACAATTAAGATGCTTGCAGATGAGATAATCACAAAACAATTACAACAATGGCAATCATTAAAATTAATCAATAAGCAAATACCAACATCATATGATCATTTCGATTTGAAAGAAGTTGCTATTGGTGTTCAAGTATCTTTGAAATTGTACGGTGGTAGATTAGGATCGAATAAATTGCAAGATTTACCTTTCCCTGCTGATGCGATATTAACTGAAGAACAAATGACACTGATCAAATCTTATTGCAAGAATGACTTAGATACTAATATTGATCTTTATAATGATATTAAACCTGCGATTGACTTACGTAAAGATATGACTAATACTTACCGTATTGACTTGCGTTCTAAGTCTGATGCACAAATTGCAGAAGCTTTAATCAAACTTGAGTTAGAGAAGTTAAAAGGTGAACGTATTTATAAACCTGATTTGCCGACAAATCAGGTTTATAAATACCAAGCACCAAGTTATATATCGTTTAAAACTAAAGAATTACAAGAGTTGTTTGAAGCGATCAAGCAACAAGAGTTCACATTAACTAAAACAGGTACTTTGGAATTACCTGAATTGCTTAAGAAAACTAAAATAAAACTAGGTAAATCAAATTATAAATTAGGCATTGGCGGTATCCACTCGACTGAGAAGAAACAATCAGTTGTAGCGTCAAATGATCGATTAATATGCGACCGTGATGTAACTAGTTATTATCCGTCAATGATCATTAACAATAGTTGGTATCCTGAGCAATTAGGCAAAGAGTTTTTAACATTATATAAAAACATTTATAATGAACGTATTAAAGCTAAAAAAGAAGGGAATAAAGTCGTAGCTGATACTTATAAAATTGTTTTAAACGGGAGTTTCGGGAAACTTGGATCAAGATTCTCAATACTTTATGCACCAAACTTATTACTTAATGTGACTTTAACTGGTCAACTATCGTTATTAATGTTAATCGAAGAACTTGAGTTAAACAATATTGACGTTATATCTGCCAATACTGATGGTTTTGTTTCAGTGATGAACAAGGACCAATATCAGACTTATGACGCTATATGTAATGCTTGGGAGTTGAATACTGATTTGAATCTTGAGGAAACACAATACAAAGCATTACATTCTCGTGATGTTAATAACTATTGCGCAATAACAACTGATAATAAGGTGAAAGGCAAAGGTGTATTCACTCTTGGACAGTTATCTAAAAACCCACAGTATGAGATAACGGTTGAAGCGGTGATCGCATATTTAAAAGATGGTAAAGCTATTGAAGAAACAATATTAAACTGCAAAGACATAACCAAGTTCTGTTGTGTTAGAACCGTGGCAGGAGGTGGCAAATATAAAGATGAATATCTAGGTAAAGTAGTGCGATGGGTTTATACCGTAGATGGTGAGCCAATCTTATACCAGAAGAACAACAATAAAGTAGCAACGTCTGATGGAGCTTACCCAGTAATGAACTTGTCAGAAGTTAGTTGTGACGTGTGGGATAAAATAGATTATAAAAAATATATAGAAATTAGCAAACTGTTAGCTGACATAGGGGTAAAATAAAATGATACAAGATACAATAGAACAACGCGGTAATAAGTATGGTAAATATGCCTTTAATGCTGAACTAACACAAGAACTTATGGGGCTAGTGACTAACCATGCTGAGTTAGTGGGTAATGAATTATCTAAAACTCACCTTGAATCTATACATATGATATTCCACAAAATCAGTAGGATGGTCAATGGTGATCCTTGGTATAGTGACAATGCTCACGATATTGCAGGTTATGCTACTTTACTTGAAGAATACATTAACGAAGCAAATAGCAGTGTAGGTTTAACCGATAGCGACTCTTGTACTTTATGAAACCTCAAGTAATTAAAGAAAGTAAGATAGAAAAAGCTGTTTGCGATTATGCTAAGTCTTTAGGGTTTTTGCATTATAAATTCTTATCAACTCAGAATGGTGTGCCTGATAGACTTTTTATAAGTCCTAATGGGTTTATATTCTTTATTGAATTTAAAGCACCAGGTGAGGAACCACGATTGCTTCAACAAGTGGTTATTAACAAGATGAGAAGGAAAGGTGCTGAAGTTTATATTATTGATGATATTGATAAAGGTAAGGACCTGATAAATGTTAAAACGAAATAATCTTCATCAATACCAACATAAAGCAGTTGAGTTTATAAAAGATAAAAAGCGTTGTGCATTATTGCTCGATATGGGGCTTGGAAAATCAGTTTCAACATTAACGGCTATTAAAGATTTAACCGATGATTTCGCAATATGTAGAACGTTAGTTATAGCACCATTGCGAGTTGCTAATAGCGTATGGAAGCAAGAAGCCGAGAAATGGGCGCATACTCAAGACTTAAATATAACTATTTGTACTGGATCAACTAAAGAACGTATATCAGCACTTAACTCTAAGTCTGATATTTATGTCATCAATCGTGAAAACATTAAATGGTTAGTTGAAACTTACCAGAAAAACTGGAAGTGGGATTGCATAGTGATTGATGAAGCTTCAAGCTTTAAATCTTATTCATCACAACGCTTTAAAGCTTTAAAGTCAATCTTACACTTAACCAACTACATGGTTTTATTAACTGGTACACCTGCTAGCAATGGCTATATGGACTTATGGAGTCAAATGTATTTAATCGATAAAGGTGAAGCATTAGGTAAGAACATAACAGCCTATCGTTCAAGATTCTTTAATCAGTTTGGTTTTAAATATGTATTAAACAAAGGTGCTGAGGAAATCATCAAAGAGAGGATAGCCCCATTTACTTTATCAATGAAAGCAGAAGATTATTTAGAATTACCAGA